GATAAACGACAGAAAGCGGTAATCAATAAATATATTTTGGAAACAAATATAAAAACATTCAACTATATATATTAAGTCCAGAATCTATTATGGAGTTAAATGAAAATGAAATTACTGAATTAATGAACCGTTTCCCCACTTTTGAACTTTCCTATGAAACAATCTCCCATAAGAAAGTTTCACCTTCTTATAATACTTGTTTAGCCATTCCACAAGGAAAAAAATATTACGCATGGTTTTCATTTTACGGTGATGAAAATGTATGTATTCTATTCGATTTAAACCGTGATAAAAAAATATCGAAAGCATGGATTCATCGTTTTGAATTTGAGAAAAAACTAGCTTATGGAACACTTTTATATGGAACCATTTTAGAAGAAGAACAATCGAATGATCTACAAAATTTACAAAAACATTTTATTATTGAAGATATTTTTTATTTTGAAGGAATTCCATTAAAAAAATCGAATTTTCACGAAAAATTACAATTTTTATCAAAATTTATGAAATTGCAAATTTACAAAAAAAACACTGTCTTCTTTTCTCTTCCAGTTATTTGGAATATACCAGAAGAAACCCAAGATTTTGAACCGTCTACAAATATCCCAGATCCACTTGCAACCACGATCGCCTATTCTATACATCATATTCAATATCGATCTTATCTCGAAATCAAACCTTTTTTAAATGTATTTTTAAATAAAAAAATGAATTTTGCAAATGCAGTCGTTAAAAAACAACCTTCCCATAAATTTGAAACCATCGAATTTATACCGGATTATTCAAAACCACAATATAGATATCCTACGATTTTTCAAGTAACGGCGGATATTCAATATGATATATATCATTTATTTGCATGTGGAAAAAACAAAACCATGGTATACTACAATGTGGCTTATATTCCAAATTATAAATCAAGTGTTTTTATGAACAGTTTATTCAGAAAAATAAAAGAAAATAGTAATTTAGATGCGATTGAAGAAAGTGATGATGAAGAAGATTTTCAAAACATGACAGAGGATAAATGTGTAGATGTTGAAAAAATATTACATATGGAATGTATATTTCATAACAAATTTAAAAAATGGATTCCGGTTCGCGTGGTTGATAATTATACACGAATTGTGCATATCGATAAATTACAAAAGACCGAAAATGAAACTTCTCATCATTCCTATTCGCATCATCCACAATCGCAATTCCATCATCCAAAATCTCAATCCCAATCTCAATCCCATGATAAACAAAACTTTCCAGTCAATGGGAAAAGAACACATCATCAAATAACCAATAAACCATTTTACTATGATAAAAATCATAACAAAAAATATTATAAACCGATGAACAGTTAAGTTTGCACAGTTATAAATTCGAATGGAGAATGCGGAATCAAATCTTCATTGGTAATAAGTTCCAACACATCGTGTGCGTCTTAATGATAGAAAATTGATTTTTGCATTTATGAAAAAAGAAAAAACAAAACCAATCAATGGAAAAAGTCATATTATTGTCAAAAATTCGCGAAATAATTCATGTGAAAGAAGTGCAAAATATCATAAAAAGTTATGCTTTTTATGATAAACGATCCATATCATTTAGGGAAAAAATGACGAAAACACTTTTCCCACTGATTCGTTCCATAAAAACAAGACCCATTCATACATTGATTCAAAATTCTTATATTATAGATGATATGCACTGGACATTTATTACCGACAATGTGCATTTACAGGGGATCAATTGTCGAAGATGTGGTGAATATTACCAAATTTCTCTCGCATGGGTTCATACTTATCCAAAATTACCAACATGTAATCATATTCTTGAATTGGATGCATATGAAATAGAAATGATAGATGAATAAATTTATCTATATCTATATATATACAGAATGCCAGCATTGTCCTATACAGAAATCGGAAATGAAAAAGTATTACCAACCATTAAAACAACTGATACAGAAGGTAATTCAGCAAAATATGTATCCAATCAAGTAGGTGGAAAAAAATCGAGAAAATCGAGAAAATCGAGATCATCCAGAAGATCTAGAAGATCGAGATCAAGAAAATCGAGATCGAGAAGATCGAGAAAATAAATATTTTTTATATATATGTAAGAATATAACAAATACATGAAAAATCACATAAAAAAATTACCAAATGAAATCATATCCAAAATTATTTCTTATAGTTATTGTTGTCAACCCAAAGAATTACAAAAGGATATTCAAAATTATCATGAAATGAAGATAAAAATATTTCAATTATATCGAAGTGTAAAAGAAGAAGATACAATAGAAAACAAACAAAATATTCTAAGCGATTTAGTTACCTATTGTAATAAATATAATTCGATTGCTTATGGATATATAGACGATTTTTATTCTTTTTTTTATCGAATGTCCGTGTCCAAACAATTTCATACAAAAGATCAAATAAATTCTTTTCTCGAAAAAATGGAAAAAAAACCATTTGATACACAATTCAATCTTTTTTGGGGATTACTTACTCCCGAAGAACGAAACGAATTTGTATCACATCGTTATATTATAGATGCGCTTTGTTATGATGTTTGATCCAATCCTAATTCATCAATATTTATTAAACATTTTCGTTGAATAATTTCTGTTTCTTCTTCTACATCTTCCGTTGTAAGACATGATTCTAGACCTTTCGTAGAAGAATTCGATGGTTCATATACTCGTTTCCATGTTTGATCCGTTTCCCAATCAATACACATATTTTTATAATCTTTATTTGTGATTTGTCGAATACGATAATTACATTTTTTATAAAATCGACGGCGTTGAAACCATTGATTTTGAAAAATATCATGTTTATCAATGATATCGACAATAATTGGATTCTCATGTTTTTCTCTCAAAATACGTCCAACCGATTGTGTTATATCCGTTTTCGGCGTCACCATAACTAATGTATTTAATGTTTTTATATCTAATGCTTCCGCTGCCATAGCATAAGTCGCTAATACAATTTGTTTGCTTTCGGTTTCCTGTAAATTCTGTTTTTTCATACCACCGACATAATATCCAACGGAAGCTATTTTACGATACTGAATCGCATTATATAAATAAGTTAATAAAGAACGATTATGACATAATACCATGATTTGATTTTCCGATTCTTCTTGAATTAAATCATGGATAATACGAACAATAAAATCACTTCGTGGTCCGAACTCACATAATTTTACAATCATTGTGCTATATTTTGGATTTCCACGAAAATCCGTTTCCACTTGATTGAATTCGGTATCATCCGATATATATTCAATTGCGCGAACAGATACGACATCGTCGGCATCTCGTTTTTTACTGTATATTTTTTCGCCGATAAACATGTATAATACTTTTGTCAATTGATCTTTACGATCCACTGTTGCTGAAATTCCTAACATGTAGGGCGTAATAGCTTTGAAAAGAGTTCTCGAAAATTGTTCACTTCCAATACGATGAACTTCATCTATAATGGTTAGACCGAAAGAGGAAAATGTATCTGCTGGATATTCTTTATCATACATGGTTTGTATCATTCCAATGACGATATCTTTATTTTTAATATCAAAGATTTGTCCTTGTATTTTTCCGATTCTCGCACCTGGTAAAAATTCGTTGATTCTTTCTATCCATTGATTCATTAAAAATTCTTTATGAACAACAATGAGTGTCTTTTTTTTTAAAACGGAAATGATTTTGTTTGCAATAATTGTCTTACCACCACCGCAGTAGACCTCTAAAATACCTCCTCCTCCTCCTCTCTCGCTTATGCCTTCGTCGCTTATGTTTACACTTCCGCTTCTTTCATCTTTATTTTTGGTAACATAATTTATATAAGTATCTACAATTTCCACTTGATAATCTCGCAATGATTTAGCAAATTCAACCTGAATATCATCACCCAGTTGAATTTCCGTTTTTGTTGGCATACCATATCGTGAAATACCATAAAATCGAGGAATATAAAATTTATTTGCATTTTCGCGATATACAGGAAAAGCGTTGGAATCTTCATTTGCAGTATATTTTGCACCCATAATAATCGGTTTTACAAATAATTCTTTATGTAAAAACTCCAAATCTTCTTTACAAAGTATGGATTTGGGAATCGTATATCCTTTTTTACCAAGATACGATTGAGAACATACATTTTTCTTATATTCTTCTGTAAACCATTGCAACGAATCATTGATTTTTGTTTCTTTTGTTTCTTTTTTTTCCTTTTTCACGATTGTTTTCTTTCTATACATTTTGAAGTAACTATAGAAAATATTGTAAATTAGATTCTTTAGTCAATTTTTTCGATGAATAATATCTAATATAATAATAAAATAGAAAATGAAATTCACAAATCCATTCAAAACATTTTCATCTGTTGAAATCGCATTATTTGTTATTTTCGTTATTTATATCATATTACCAATCAGAACACCAATGTATTTAGCACCATTTATTGAATCACCATTTGGATTGATTCTGTTATTTTTAATCACATTATCTTTATTTTTATACACCCATCCTATTTTAGCAATCATCTATATATTTGTTGCTTATGAATTATTAAGAAGAAGTGCTAAAATTCCAGGCCGTGCTCACATCGCAGAATCTACACCAAGTGAAGTAAAAAGAGCTGTTGAAATGAATGCAATGAATCCACCTGTAAAAGAAACATTAGAAGAACAAGTCATTGAAAAAATGGCACCTATTGGAAAAAGTGATCCAAGTATATACACACCAACTTCTTATAAACCAATCGCTGAAAATGTTGGATCCGCTTCTGTTTTTTAGATATGATATGATTTGATATGTAATGAATTCATAAAAAAATACGGTTTGTATCGTATTTTTTTAGGGACGAAGGTTTTTATAGGTTTTTTCTCAAATGTTCTCTTTTTTGTTATTTTTTATGGGGTTTTTACAACGCATGTTCTGGTTTTTATGGGTTTTTACAACGCATGTTCTCTATACATCAAAATCTGTATCACTATCAATATCAAAATCAATATCTAGATCAATATCGTCTAGATCAAAATCACTATCAATATCTGAAACATCATTTACATAATGACGATAAATATTATCTATACACATACACATGATAGGAACACCTCGTAATTTACAATAACTTTCTAATGTTCCATTTCCAATAATTTGATAATTACCACATTTTTTACAACATATAAATTCTATTTGTAAATAAGGTTCATCTTCAATATCAATATACCAATGTCCATCATCATCGATTTCTACAGAATTTTGTATATTTTTTAGTAAAGGTTCTCTTTTTTTAGATAAATAACGAGCATATTGAATGGAATTTACATTATGATATGTAAAAGATTTTATAATTTCTTGTATTTCACAAGGTAAATTTAGTTTATTTATAACGGCTATTTTAGTATTCATTTTCGTGGTTTGATGGTGCAGAAGAAATCTTGGGAAATAAGTAATTCAATTTTTTTGGTTTTTTTGTTTATCGAAAAAATAAAAAAATTGAAAGATTTCCTTTCTTTCCGGTAAAAGAATAAAAGTAAACAAAATGGGAAGATATTATTTCGGACAAATCAGTGGTAAATTTTGGTTTGGTATACAAAGTAGTGATGATGCGAATCATTTTGGTGTAAATTATCAAAACATAACAGTGTTTCATGTATGTAATTGTGGATATGAAGATAGAGGTGAAGACAATGCATATTGTTCCGATTGTTTCGATTCATTCGACCAACATATAGAAGCAATGAAAGAAGATGAAATTGAAGATGAAAAAACATGGTATGAATCCGAAACGGAAATAATGTATCATTTTGAATATGGAGATAAACCAAAAGTAGTAAAAAAAATCCAAGAATTAGAAGAAATCGTCGGAAAATATATGGAACATTACAAAATACAGGATACAGACAATGAAATTACTTATGATTATGTTTTACCAGAGAATGTTCCGGAAGAAGACCTAAGTATAATCGCACGATTATGTTTAGGTAAACAAATCTTGTATTGTATAGAAGAGTATGGTAGATGTTCATTTTCAGCAGAATGCTAGACAACAAAAAACCCAACAAAAAAACTACTCTTTTTTCATGATCAGTCCAATCATTGGAACTATCGGAACAATACCCAACAATGTAATATACATCAATAGATTCCATACAGTTCCAAAACGCATATAACGAAAACTATAAAATATCAATAATATTACCATAGTCAAAATAAAAGAAATGAAAATACTGATGATATTATATCCTTGATTTCCAAATAAAACAAAATCAACCGATTTGGATAATAAACGATAAATATCTATGAAATGGAAAAAATTCGGTTGTTTTTCTGGATCAATATTCTCCGGTGGATATTTGATTTGTTTCATTCCAGAAATCGTTTTCGTTTGTAAAAAAGAAGGAATTAATTTTTTAAATTGAATGGTAGAATAAGATAATCCAAAAAGAATGGCAAAATATAATCCAATCATGGTCATATTAAAATCATTGGGATTATAAGTCACAATGGTGACAAAAATAATAAAACATAGAAAGGTGAATAATACATCCGCACTTCGTATTCTCACTAATAAATTATTTTCAGGGGCATATTGATCCGATTCCGATACGAATTTATTGACACTATCAATCACTACAGATTTATAAAATACGGGAACACTAAAATAAATACCGATTAAGAAAAGGAGAACAAAACACATTTGAATGGTTGTTTTCATGAAATCTAATTTTCCAGCATCACGAACATATTCACTATTAATGGGAACATTCATCGTAGATACTTGTTCGGCACTTTCACCGGTGGGCGTGCATTGAATATATGCATCGTCCCCTACATGAAATGTTTGACCACCTTGAGATGGTGATGTTGATGTTGATGTTAGAATATGATTTTCATGACCATTACTATGATGACCTTGAAAATTTTCTGAAGTCGTATTGGGTAATGAAATGTAAGATATTTGATCGGATGGAGAACTTGAAAATAGATTGGACGCATGATTCGAAAAACTTTCTAATATTCTTCTACTAGCAACATTGACGACAATTGGTTTTGTAAATACGACCACTGTATTATAACCGCTTGTATAAATAATATATTGATTGGGTGGTTGTATGATATTATTTAAATTCACCGTCAATGTATTTTCATTTAATGAATTTTTCAAATTGAGAATATCATCAATTTCCGTATAAGTATTACTTGTATCTGTCGGTGTCAATAAAAAACAAGTATATAATTTATTGGAACCGGTAATTTGACTATGTTCGATGACCATTTCGCCGACTATATTTGTTTTCATCCATTGTCCATTTGGATAACAGGTTACATTCACAATATTGTTATGTATTAAACTATAAATTCGTAAATTGGTTGTTTTATAACTTTCTGTTGCATCCGGATAAATAAAATTTGGATTACTCGAACTTTGAACAAAAGCCACTTGTAAATTATAGGATGAATCGGGTTGCGCATAAATGATTTCACTTTGATTGATGGTTGTATTATAATAATCATAATGAACTTTTTTGGTATTGGAACGATCAATATTATTCGAAGTATCAAAAACAAACATTTTCTATTTTCTTTTTTTATTACTATATTAGTTGGATATAATTTTTTTCATATTTATCGCATGATTCCGATTCTCCCGATTCTCCTGATTCCACTAAATCTTCATGGGTCTAAAATGGAATATAACTATAGGATTCATTATCATAAATAGTTGCTCTAAATGTATCATTATATCCTTGAACATAAACGATGTCGCCATTATATAAATCATCACAACCATATTCATTGGTGCAACTTTTTCCATTTCGTGATACTGGTAATTTCGTATTGATAAATCCTGTATTGGATATTGTATAATATTGCCATTTATCGCGACCCGTCATTAATTTACGACCGATGAGTGGTAATATCATATCACTTTTCATTCCATTTTCGCTCATTCTAGTTAAAATACCGACTTGTTGATAACCCATGCCGGTTCCTCTGGTTTCTATATTGATAGGTATACCTGGAACTGCCGGTGTTGGTGGCATCATACCCGAAGGATATAAATATCCATCCGTTTTCATGGGTGGAATGTATGGATTTGACAATACATCATTTCCTAAATTTTGCGATGGTGGCGGTGGTAAAACAACGACCATTTTTTCTCCTGTATTTTTATTTTGTTTTCGTTCGGATTGTCGCATGATATGAATGTAAAGATAGATGAATATCAAGAGGATGACAATCAATAAAAATAAGGTCATGTTCTCAATACATATAAATCCTGGGTAACATTTTTTTGCCATTTTTTTGAAGTAGATATATTATAAGTAGATAAATATATGTTTTCCCATATATTTATTCAAGAATCGAATCTTAGAAAGCGTCAATTAATCGTTCACCTCCTGCGATAATATTATCAACACCTTGAACTAATTTTGGTGGTATGACAACGGTGAAATCATATGCTGCATTTATTGCTCGTTTTTCAATGACACTTAATTTTAATCGTTTGCAACTATAACACATATCACTGATATATCTTGGATATTTTGTTAAACGAAAACCTATAAATTTTGATAATTTGATGTCTGTACTGTAAATACCATTCCATATTTTTGTTTCTATTTTTGTCAAATCGATTTTCAAGAAATTTTTACAAATGATAATAATAATGGTAATGGGTAAATACATTATATTACCAATGAAATCTAAAATATAAAAGACAATACAATAAGGTAAATTTTTCAAGAATTTTTGACCACAATTAAAATAATTTGTAAAAAATTCCCATAAATGGTGTATTAAATCCGTAATATCTTCATATCCAATGGAAAATCCTTTTTGCATACCACTAATTTCGTCATTAATACCACGAAATATTTTTCGTGTTCCATCTGTTAAAGCACGAAATCGTCTTGGCAATGATCCTACAAATTTAAATATTTCTCCGATTTCTTTGAAAAAATTTGAAAAATCGGGAAGTCCTTGAATTCCTTTTAAACCTTCCTTGATGGAGGATTGATAAAAATAAGAATAGAGTAGAATGGCGAAAAATATAAATAAAAAGAATAAGATAAATAGATTTGTTGAATTCATATAACTACTATATAACAATATATTATTCAAGAATTTGAATCTTAATTCATATTTTTGTATTTTTCGAATTTTTCAATAAATGCTTCTGCTTTTGCCATTAATGGTTCTAAATCTGCCATTCCTGCTAAAATTTTATTTTGTGTTTCCATAAATTCTTTTACATCTGTTTTCATAAATTCTTTAATACTATTTTTTTTCTCGTCTTCTTGCTGTTGCTGCTGCTGGTCTGCATGACTTTGTGTTTGCTGCTCAGGTTGTTGCTGTTGCCCATCGTTGTTTTCCAT